TCGGATACATCAGCAAGCTGGACACCAGTCTCAGACACGTCTGAAAGTTGGACGCCAGAATCTGACACATCAGAAAATTGGGCAGATTTATCGGACAATTCAATCACTTGGCAAGAGGCCGCATAGGAGCATTAAATGGCAGATACCACGACGACCAACTTACTTCTGACAAAACCAGAAGTCGGTGCTTCAACAGATACCTGGGGGACAAAAATCAACACTGATCTTGACACCATTGATGCTTTGTTTGCTGGTGACGGTACAGGCACATCTGTTGGCTTGAATATTGGGTCAGGCAAAAAATTGAAACTGGTTGGTGATGTCATTGATACCAACGGCAATGAATTGCTCAAGATGTCTGCAACAGCGTCTGCTGTGAATGAAATCACTGTGACCAATGCTGCGACTGGTGGTGCGCCAGTGTTATCTGCCACAGGTGGCGACACAAACATTGGGTTTCAATTGGTTTCCAAAGGAACTGGCGAAATCACCGCAAAGGTGAATGGTTCATCTGTATTCAATGCGTCCAGTTCAATGGGCTTCAAAAACCGCATCATCAACGGGGATATGCGGATTGACCAGAGGAATAACGGGGCGAGTGTGACGCCTACTGATGCTCAATATACAATTGATCGCTGGAATGCTGGTTTGACGCAGGCTTCTAAATTCAGCGTTCAGAGAAGCACAGTCGCCCCTGCTGGGTTCACTAACTCTTTACTTGTTACTTCTCTATCTGCGTATTCGGTAGCGGCTGGTGACTTGTTTCGCGTGTCACAGTACATTGAGGGATTCAACGCTGCTGACTTGGGTTGGGGGGCTGCTGGCGCTCAAACTGTCACCCTTTCGTTTTGGGTGCGCTCGTCACTGACTGGTACTTTTAGCGGTGCATTGCTAAACAGTGCAGTCAATCGCTCTTATCCGTTTACCTATTCAATCTCTGCCGCGAATACATGGGAGCAAAAGTCAGTCACTATTGCTGGAGATACATCAGGCACTTGGTTGACGGACAGCGGGATTGGTATTCGCGTTGGCTTTAGCCTTGGCGCTGGCGCAACATTTAGCGGCACAGCAGGTGCTTGGGCTGGCGCAACTTATACAGCAGCCACAGGCGCAGTCTCTGTCGTCGGCACCAACGGAGCCACCTTCTACATCACCGGCGTCCAGTTAGAGAAGGGCAGCACAGCCACATCATTTGATTACAGGCCGTATGGTACGGAGTTGGCGTTGTGTCAGGGGTACGCATATGTGAATCGGGTTTTAACTGGTATTTTTGGGGCATTCGGTTTAAGTGGGTTTTTTGAGACAACAACCGTTGCTCTTATTCCAATCAGGCATCCTGTTGAGATGCGAGCATCTCCGACATATTCTTTTTCCGCTGCAAATACCTTTTACACACAAACCACATTCAACATAACACCATCAGCAATAGCGTTAGGAAATGCAAATATTTTTGGCGGTGTACTGAACGCCACTGTAAGCGGGGCAACGGCTGGTAATGGTTTCCATTTGATTAGGAACAACAACAACGGTTCTGAGACCACAATCACCGCATCGGCAGAACTATGAACATTCAACTAGACCCACAAGACCAAGACCTGCTCCAACACAACTGGACTTGCCTTGCGTCCAAGCACATCACATACGCCAAGGCATCTATTGGTGGCAAGCAAGTGTTGCTGCATCGTTTGGTCGCTGAGCGCACGGGCTTGTCTTTGGATGGTGTGATTGACCACATCAACGGTGACGCATTGGACTGTCGCAGAGCAAACTTGCAAGCCTGTACGCACCAGCAGAACATCATGAAGCAACGGCATCAAGCAACATCACGAAGCCCGTTCAAAGGTGTCATGCAGTTCCGCGACAAGTGGCGTGCCCGTATCACAATCAACGGCAAGACAATGCACCTTGGCCTATTCGCTTCAGCAATTGAAGCCGCCCGTGCGTACAACGAGAAAGCCAAAGAACTGTTTGGTGACTTTGCAAATCTGAATGAGGTGAACCATGTACCAACAACTGCCTGAAACACCGCTTGGCCCAGCCCAGTGCATCAAACGCCTCGCCGACAACGCCTTCATCCCCTTCGACCCCGCCAACACGGACTACCAAGCCTATCTTCAGTGGCTTGCCGAAGGCAACGTCCCAACCCCTGCTGATGAGGTGGATGGTGGATAACGTCGATAAAGAATTCGCCATCCATCAGGCTGTTTGCGATCAGCGTTACAAGTCTATCGAGGACAAGCTGGAATCTGGGAAGAAACGCATGGAGAAGATTGAGATCCAGCTCTACATCGTGATTGCCGCCATCTTGTTTGGGCCAGGCGTTGCTGCTGACATTGTGAAGAAGATGTTGGGGTTGTAACGATGTGGATCCCATCAGCATCTGTCTGCTTGCGGCTGGACTTGTCAAGAACATCCAAGCTGGATGCGAGCTTTACAAGCAGGCCAAAGAGTCATTTGTTGAGATCAAAGCCACTGCTGATGAAGTCATTGCCATTGGCAAAGAGGTGCATGGATTCTGGGGACAGCTCCTTGCGTTCTTTGGAAGCAAGCCAAAGCCAGCAGCCACGGTCAAGCCTTTGGCGAAAAAGAAGGCAGCCTATGTCGCAGTTGATGAGACACAGGTCAAGATTGACATCGTCACAAACCTGACTGAGTTCTTCAGACTTCAAGAGAAGTTGGCGGCACACATCAGGGAAGAGGAAGAGAAGAGTTTGGCGATCTATGACCCTGACCAAAATCACATGGAGGCAGCACTCAAGCGAGTGATGGCACAGCAAGAGATGGACAGGCTGGTGGTGACGATCAGAGAGACCATGGTGTACCAGTCACCGCCAGAGATGGGTGCGTTGTACAGCGAGGTCTTCAAGATGCGAGATGTCATCTCTGAGGAACAGGAAAAGGCTAGACTGAAAGAGGAGGCGAAGAAGAGGCAAGACGCATGGCAACATCGGCAAGAGGAAAGAAACCTGCAAGCAAAGCTGGCGGCGGTGGTGGCGACTTCTATATTCCTCCTGTACCTTTGGCTGTGGTTCCTGTTCGTAAGTCAGTGGGGGAAGAGATAGTGGGCTGGGTATTCTGTTGTTTTCTCATAGCGTGCTTACTCCCATTGGGCGCAATGCTGTACCTCGATATCTTGGAAGCCAAGCATGAGGTCAAACAAGAGTTAGAAAAGGTTCATAAGTTAAGACGAGAAGTGGAGAGGAAACATCGTGAACAAAATCGTAATTATGATTCTGATGGCATTCCTGATGACAGGGTGCGAAGATAGATTCCGTTATCCGTGCCAAGACCCTAAAAACTGGGAACTTGCGGATTGCAAACCCCCAATCTGTACCGCTACAGGTACTTGCCCTGAACAACTTGTAACCCCAGAAAAGGAGAAGAAGTGATGCCTACAGTTGGATATAAACAAAACAATCGCCTGACGGCTGAAGAGATCGAGGTCAGGGTCTGGGCTTTTGTCATCATCATTTTGGTGATGATTCTCTTTGGATCTGTTGCCGCGTTCCTGTATTCGGTGACCTATGTCACACAGCCCATGGCTGGCATGGCTCCAATTGACAAGGTCTACACGCAACAGATCAGCACCATCATGGTGTTCATTACTGGCGTTCTTGGCGGTGTGGCTGGACGCTCTGGCATCAAGGCTGTGGCGAATGCCGTGGCCAACGCTGAAGCCAACGACACCGACGAACCGCCAAAGCCATGAAAGGTTTACTCTCTGGATTGATTGCCCTGCTGCTGACCTTCGGCGGCGGGTATTTCTATGGCAAGTATGTAGAGAGGGAAATCCAACAAGCAGAGGTAGACAGGCTCAACACCGAGGCCAGAGCAAAGGAACAAGCTCTGGCTGCTGCCGTAACTACGACCGCTGACGCACTGAGGAAGACCAATGAAAAAGCCAAACTTGCTGCAAAGCAGCGCGATGCTGCTATTGATTCTGGCGCTCTCAAGTTGCGCGTCAAAACGTCCTGCCCCATACCAGCCACCCCAGATCCCGCCATTGCCGCAGGAAGTGGTGGAGGAGAAGCACGAGCCGAGCTTGACCCAGCGTTTGGAAAAGCTCTTTTCGCAATAGCAGAGGAAGGCGATCGCGCCATCACAAAGCTCAATGCTTGCATCAGTTTGTACAACCAAGCCATTGAATCACAGAAAGGTATCAAATGAATCTGACCGCCAACTTCTCCCTGCATGAACTGACCAAGTCAGAGACAGCCCTGCGCATGGGCTTTGACAACACGCCAGATGAAGAGACCACCGAAAACCTGCGCCTGCTGTGTGAGAAGGTTCTCCAGCCGGTGCGTGACCATTACGGTAAAGGTGTCAAGGTGAACTCTGGATACCGCAGCCCTGAATCCAATGCGGCTGTCGGAGGGTCAAAGACCTCAGACCACTGCAAGGGCATGGCGGCTGACATTGAAATCCCTGGTGTTGCCAACGCAGACCTGGCTCAATGGATTATGGATAATCTGGACTACACACAGCTTATCCTTGAGTTCTACACCCCCGGTATCCCTGATTCTGGCTGGGTGCATATCTCATATGACCCAAATCGGCTGACCAAGCAAGAGCTGACGGCCACCAAGGTAGCAGGCAAGACGCAATATTTGCCTGGCTTGGTCGCATAATTTGAGCATGGCTACAAACCTTTCACAGCAGATCACTAACCCAGCGCCGCCAAACCTTGGCACGCCAGGCAATGTCTACGATGAAAGGTTTTTCGGTCAATCCTTTGGCGGCCTGAATGTCTACTTTGCCAAGCTCACAGGTCTCTTGTCGACACTATTCGGGCCAAGGGGTGGGAAGTGGCTGAATGCGCCTTATGGCGCGTTTCAAGATGGAACTGACCAGACTGCGGCCAACACCACCACGGCCTACGCCATCACGTTTGACACCACAGACTTCAGCAATGGCGTCACCTTGTCAAACTCGTCAAGACTGAATGTGGCCCAGTCTGGCATCTACAACTTGCAATTCAGCGTGCAATTTACGAACACGACAAATGCATCTCAAGATGTGGATGTGTGGTTTCGCAAAAATGGCACTGACATTGCCAAATCAAACAGCAGATTTGGCTTTGCTCCAAGAAAAGGTGTTGGCGATCCATTTCACATCATCGCTGCCTTGAACTTCTTTGTCAGCTTGGCGGCCAATGATTATGTGGAAATCATGTGGCGGCCATCAGATGTCGGTGTCAGCATTGAGCACTATGCCGCAGGCACTTCTCCAACGCGCCCAGCGATTCCATCAGTCATTGCCACTTTGAGCTTTGTGTCCAATTTGTCGCAAGAAACAGCATAATTAAGCCATGGCACTCGTACCCCTCAAAATCCCACCAGGCGTTTACCGAAACGGTACTGAGTACCAGTCGGCGGGGCGCTGGTATGACGCCAACCTTGTTCGTTGGTTTGAGAACACTTTGCGCCCTGTCGGCGGGTGGCGGCAAAAGTCTGCTACTCAGATGACAGGCAAATGCCGAGGTCTATTGACTTGGCGCAACAACAGCGGAGATCGCTGGATTGCCGCGGGCACACATTCAAAGCTCTACGCCATGAACGAGGCGGGGACGCTCAAAGACATCACGCCAACAGGCTTCACGGCTGGCGCGGCTGATGCCACCATCAAGACTGGTTTCGGCTATGGGCCTTACGGTTCATATGCTTATGGCGTTGCACGTCCTGACAATGGCACTGTGACACCGGCCACCACATGGAGCCTAGACACTTGGGGCGAGTATCTTATTGGATGCTCTGACGCCGATGGCAAGCTCTACGAGTGGCAATTAGGCTTCACCACTCCAACCTTGGCGGCGGCCATCACCAACGCGCCAACAGGGTGCGCGGCTGTGATGTCAACTGCCGAAAGGTTCATCTTTGCCTTGGGCGCGTCCAGCAATCCTCGTTTGGTTAAGTGGTGCGATCAGGAGAACAACACAGTTTGGACGGCAGCCGCCACCAATCAGGCGGGTGACTTTGAATTGCAGACTATTGGCGCTTTGAAAGCTGGCAAGAAGGTGCGCGGCATCAATTTGCTCTTCACTGATGTTGACGTCCACACCGCCAGCTATGTCGGCCTGCCTTATGTATATGCCTTTGAGAAGGCTGGATCTGGCTGTGGCTTGATTTCATCGCAAGCTGTGGCCGCCATTGACACTGCCGCCATGTGGATGAGCAAATCAGGCTTTTGGATATTTGACGGCTATGTCAAGCCATTGCCAAGCGATGTGTCTGATTTCGTGTTTCAGGACATGAATTACAACCAGT